TAGTAAGAGGCTTACATGTCTATGGTGCGAAAGTACTTAGAGATGACGCTTTATGTAGTGCATTCTATGTAATTGACTAATTGTCAAAACTCGGGGGAGGCTTCGGTCTCCTCCACTTTTTAAACAGGGAGATAAAATGAAATACGGAAAAGAAAAAAGAGAAAAGATGATGGGTGGTGGAATGTATAACATGAAGCCTAGAGATAAAAAAATGGATGGTGGTAGAATGAAATATGCTAAAGGCGGTTCAGCTCAACCTTCTTATGGTCATGGCGAAATGCCAAAATGTATGCCTAAATAATATGAAAGTTAAAGCACCAAAAGGACATCACTGGATGAAATCCGGTAAAACATTTAAATTAATGAAACACACAGGTAAGTTTGTAAAACACAAAGGTGCAAGTTTAGAAGCAAACTTTCCAATTCAAAAGGTTCATAAAAAATAATGGCTACAACATATCTTGACATAACAAACGAAGTATTAAGAGAACTCAACGAAGTTCCATTGACTGCTGCAAACTTTACAAACGCTACAGGTATTCAGAAGTTTGTTAAAGATAGTATCAATAAATCTATATTTGATATAGCCAATGAAGAACCACAATTACCTTTCTTTTCTGCAGGAGTAAGTGGAGGCACAGACCCTTTTTATGGTAACGTAACAGTTGCTACAGTTGCAGGACAAAGATGGTACACATTAAAGTCTGATAGTTCTAGTATTACTACAGACTACTCATCAATAGATTGGGATGACTTTTATGTTACAACAATCAACGTAAGTGGAGAAACAACACCTTATGTCTCTAAAGGTTTAAAGTTTCTTACGAATACAGACTGGACAAGATACTACAGAGACAGTGAGAATGCAGATGATGCAGATACTCAAAACCATGGAGAACCTAGATTTGTTATTAAATCTCCTGACAATAGAAAGTTTGGATTAAGTCCAATACCTGATAAGGTTTATAATATACACTTTTATGCTTTTGTAAGACCGACTGCATTATCAGCACATGATGATACAATCACTTTACCAGAGCAGTACAGTAATATAATAACAGCTAGAAGTCGTTATTACATTTGGCAGTTTAAAGAAAGCCCACAACAAGCAGCTTTCGCATTGGATGATTATAAGAAAGGTATGAAGTATATGAAATCAAACCTAATGAATCCAGCTCCAAAATATATGACAGACGATAGAACTTACTTTTAAAATATATGGCACGTTCACAACCTTTTACCGTAGCATGTGCAGGTGGCTTAGTAACATCAGCTAACTCTATAGACTTGTTACGTACACCCGGAGTTGCTACAGTTTTACAAAACTTTGAAGTATCTATTGAAGGTGGATACAGACGTATTAATGGTTTTAGTAAGTTTGGTGCAGGAAGTGCTGTTCAACCTACAGGTAGCACAACAACTATATTAGGTACTCAACCTTATGCAGATGGTGTTGTAGTGACTGCAGGTACTAACATATACTTTACACAAGATGGTATTACTTGGCTAACAATAAATAGATTATCTGCAGGTGGTGGAGATAACTATTCAACCTTTACAGGTAAAAGTATTGCAGCAAGAACTGGACAAGGGCAATGTCAGTTTGCAATGTTTGAAGGTGCTGGACAAGACTATGGAAGTATTATTATAGCTGATGGAGTTAATGAGCCTTTTAGTTTTAGAATGGAAGGTACAGGAGCTTTAAGTACAAGAACATACTTTACAGAAGAGATAACAGTTACAGGAACTAAAGGTGTACAGTTTATTACAGCTCATGACCATCATTTAATAGCTGCTGGTGTAACTGATAATGAAAATACAGTTTACTATAGTGTTAATAATGACCCTACATCTTTTAGTGGTACTGGTGCAGGTGCGGTAACTATATCAGATAAGATAGTAGGTATTAAAGGTTTCCGTACAGATTTATTTATCTTTTGTGAAAATAGTATTCATAAACTTATAAACATTAATAACTCAAGTACAGTAGCAGTTATACCTGTTGCTGAAAGTGTAGGATGTTTAAGTGGCTACAGTATTCAAGAGATTGGTGGTGATTTAATATTTTTAGCACCTGATGGACTAAGAACAGTTGCTGGTACATCAAGAATTGGTGACGTTGAGTTAGGTACAGTTAGTAAATCAATACAACCTATTATAACAGAACTAGCACAAAAAGTCAATGAATATACAATAAGCAGTGTAGTATTAAGAGAAAAATCACAATATAGATTATTTTATACTGATACAGACTTGACAAATGCTTCACAAAGAGGTATAATAGGTACACTAAGACCAAATGGTTTTGAATGGTCTGAAATGCTAGGTATGGAAGTTACAGCTATAGGTTCTGGATTTGATACTAACGGTATTGAACAATACTATCATGGTGATACAGACGGTTATGTTTATTTACATAACTCAGGTGATAACTTTGATGGTGCTGCAATAGATGCAAGATATCAAACACCAGACTATGATTATGGAGACTTCGGAACTTTAAAAACTTTACACTACGTTAAACTATCTATAGGTCCAGAGAATGAAGTACAGCCTTCAGTAAGAGTTAGATTTGATTACGATAGTAACGAAACACCACAACCAGAAGATTATTTATTAGACAGTGTACCAGCTCCATCTATATTTGGTACAGCTTTGTTTGGAACTGCAAAGTTTGGAGCATCTGAACAGCCTTTAGTTAGGTTAGCATTACAGGGTAGTGGTTATTCTAATAGCTTTAGAATATTAACAAACGATACAAACGCACCATATACAATAAACGGACTATACATAGATTACATTCCATCAGGTAGGAGATAAACACAATGGCAGGTTATACAAGACAAAGTACATTCGCAGACGGAGATACAATTACTGCTGCATTATTTAATAATGAATACAACCAAGTTTTAAATGCTTTTAGCAATACAGGTGGTCATAAACATGATGGCACTGCAAACGAAGGACCAGTTATAGGTTTAATTGGTGATGCTGGTGAAACTTCTCCAAACAATAAAGTCTTAATAGACACAACAAACAATTACATTGAATTTTATGTTGAAGTATCTTCAGCACCTGTACAACAACTGTATATAGCTGATGGAGCTATTATACCTGTAACAGATAGTGATATAGATTTAGGTACAACAAGTTTAAGATTTAAAGATACATATACAGATACAATTACAACTACAGGTAATGTAGCAGTAGGTGGTAATCTAACAGTTACAGGTACTACAACTTTTAACGGTGGTACAATCACTATGGGTGATGCAGCTACTGACAATGTTGTATTCGGTGCTGATGTAGACTCTAACATTATACCTGATGATGATGACAGTTATGACTTAGGTAGTTCTTCACAACAATGGAAAGATATTTATATTGATGGCGTAGCTTATGTAGATGCTATAAACTTTAATGGCACTGCAATTACCTCAACTGCTGCTGAACTAAACATATTAGATGGAGTGACATCCACAGCAGCCGAACTTAATATCTTAGATGGAGTTACAAGCACTGCTACTGAAATTAACTTGTTAGATGGAGTAACATCTACAACTGCTGAATTAAACATCTTAGATGGCGTTACAGCTAGTGCAGCAGACATTAATCTTATAGATGGTATAACTAATGGAACAGTTATAGCAAGTAAAGCTATTATCACAGATGCTAACAAAGACATTACAGGTGGTAGAAACATTACTATTACCGGTGAATTAGATGCAGCTACTTTAGACATTTCAGGTAATGCAGATATTGATGGTACTTTAGAAACTGATGCACTATCTATAAATGGTACAACAGTTACAAGTACTGCTGCAGAGTTAAACATTCTTGATGGAGTTACAGCTACAGCAGCAGAAATAAATGCTCTTGACGGTATTACTTCAACAGTTGCAGAACTTAACATCCTTGACGGTGTTACAAGTACTGCAGCAGAGTTAAACCTTTTAGACGGTAAAGCTTTCCTTGATGAAGATGACATGTCTTCAAACAGTGCTACAGGTATTGCTTCTCAACAATCTATTAAAGCTTATGTAGATACACAAATTACTGCAGAAGACTTAGACATTACAACAGACA